CGCCTGCGCCTGATTGGCCTGCATCGAATGCCCAAGCCGCGTGTTAACCCAGTCGCTGCGGCGGCCCGCGTCGCGCTCATAGGCCCCACCGACATTGTTCCCGAACGACTGCCACAGATTGGCGAGATTGTTGCCCTCGCCCGTGTAGTTGTTCGCCATTGCGCTCCCGTAGCCCTGCGAAAGGCCGGCGCGCGCCGTCCCCATGTTCGCGAGAAGCTGCGCAAGCTGATTGCCATAGTTGGTTTCCGTCCCGGCCATGTTCCCGCGAATGCCGGTCATGGCCTGCTGCGCCGTCACGCCGCGATCCGACTGCCCTGTCAGGCGATCAAGCCATCCGCCCCATTCCTTGTTGGCGAGGTTCGACCCGAGTTCATTCAGCGCCGCGAGCGTGTTGCCACCCGCCGCCACGCCGAGCGCATTTGCCTTGCGCGCCGCCGCGTCCGTCGCCTGCTCGACCTGCCACTGATATCCCGGCCCGGTCTGGAACGTGTTGCGCGCAGTCGTGTTGCCTTCCGCGCCGTTGAGCCCGAGCGCGTTTTGAAGCATGGCGCTCGCGCTCGCGCCGTTCTTCGCGTAGGGCTCCCAACCCCCAAGGGCCTGCTGCCAGTAATTCAGCGCGTTCGTCTTGCCCTGATTGAGCGCGTTCGCCGCGTCAATCTGCCCGGTGTTGAGCGCGCCCCACCCCTGCGAAAATGCATTGGACAGACTGTTGCGCGCGTTGCCGTAGCCGCCTGAAATATCGTTCCGGCCGCCGGTGAAGGCATTGTTGTAAGCGCCAAGCTGCGCGTTGCGGCCCTGATCCAGATAGGCGAACGCCTCTTTCTGCGCTTCGTTGCCCGCGTCAACGGCGAACTTGTGCGCATCGCGAACCGATCGCGCCGAGAAAAGGCCCATGGTGGAGATTCCTTACGGAACAGCCGCAGCAAGAGCGGCAAGCCACTCCTGCAATTGCTTGCGGTATTGGTTCATCCGCGCTTCATGCTCGGCGGCTTCCCGCGTCGGCAGCCCTGTTCGCGGATCGATGCGCTGAACATTCGCCGGCAAAGGCGGCGGCATGATCGGCTGCGGAGTGAGAAAAGGCATTAGGCGGCCCTATCCTCGCCTTCCATCGCGGCGCCGGAAAACGTCGCATAAACCGGATCGGACACGCGCCATCGCAGCCGGAATCCGTGATGCGTCGCCATTCCGAGACGATGAACCTTGATCGGCCCGACGTAGCGACCGGACCTTCCGAGCGTGCGGACTGCCGGCGCAGACCATCGCGCGCCGCCATCATTCGACCACGAGACAAGCACTGTCGGATCGCTCACAGTCACAGGCGACGTGACAACGCGGCCCGCGCCGAGCGTGAAGTCGAGCGCCGCTGATGTGACGATGGCGCGAGCCGGAAAGTCCTTTGCGGGCGCACTATCAGCGCCGAAGCGAAGCGGCGATCCGGCTTCGTCGTAAATGTCTTCCGACATGCTCAGAATGTGCGTCGAAGTCCGGTCGCCAACGAACCACTTGTCGAAGGCTGGAACCGTGCAGACGCCGCGCCACGCCGAGAGATTGTGCGATTCCCGTTCGTGCCACGAGCCCGTAGTGATGTTGTATTCCAGCGTCCACGCCGGACAGGTCAGGCCCCACATCGCGTTGCCGCTGAACGTGTAGACATAGGCCCGGAGCGTGTTCTTGTCGGCGACGCCCTGAATGCGCCCCTGAATCGATGGCGTCGAAACCACGCGGCTCGCATTGAAGCCGTCAAGGACACGAACTGTGTTGTCGGTCGCGACGAAAAGCGGCGGATTGTCCCACTCGCCCTGAACGCCCGCGACGCACCATCGGCCGGCAAGGCCAACCGGGATGGTCGTCGAAGCCTTGGCGAGCGGAAACGGCGACGTTCCCGCATTCTGCCACGGCTCGATAGACTGCCGCCCCATGGCGTAGAAAATCGACCCGGACACGACGCCGCGCAGCAAGCCGGCTGGCGTCGATTGGATGTTCTGGAACGAAAGTGCGTTGACCGACGTGCTGTTGAGGTCGGACGCCCAAATCTGGCCCGCCTCCGTCGTCCACATGAAATAGCCCTCGAACGTCGTAAGCGAATTCGAGGCAGGCAAGTCGCCATCCGGGAACGCCGTCACCGCGCCGCCGGAGATGACGAACGTCCCGAGATCGGTGTTCACAAGGACATGCGGCGATGGCGATGCGTTGTTGCGCGCCCACGTCACCGGCTCATCGCCGCTCAGCGCACCAAATAGCCGCGTGACATGGCCGCTCGCGTCCATTTTGACGACAGAGCCGTCATAGGCCGCATAAATTTCCGAGCCCGTGTAGAGCATCCCGCGCGGCGTCGATAGCGCCGTGTCACCGGACGCGAGAAGCCCCGGCAAGCGACGCCAGCGCGGCGCGCCCTGATGCACTTCCGCAAAGCAGTTGACGAGCCGCCCCATATCCTCGCTCGGGACACGCCCCGGCGATGTGGAGGAAGGGAAGCTTACCGCGACCATGCGATACCCGGATCAAAATCGGCTTCCTGCTTGTGCGCGCGCAGGGCAGTCGCTTGCCGGATGCGCCCGATCGCATCCTGATTGTCGTAAGGCGCGCCGAAGTTCGGAGCGATGCGCGACGCCAGAAGATCGGCGAGGGCGTTGAAAATCTCGTCTGGAATGGCGTTGAAATCAGCGACAAGAACGACTTCGCGCGCGCGCAACTCAGCGAGCAAGGGGGGGATGCGCGCAAGGACGAACTGCATGTCGTCTTCCGCCGGGTCAAGCCCGAGCGAGACGACGCGCAGAAGCGTCAACGCTTCAAGCGCAAGGTCGCGTTGCGATTTCATTTGGAAATCCGGGTGCGCGAAAAGCGCGGGGCGGCCTTCGGGCCGCCCCACTCACTTTCATCAGCCGTTGACGCGGACCGCGAGACGCGGATCGATGGCCGAGAAGCCATACAGCACGTCCAAGCGCCACTTGTTCACGTCGTTCGTCCCGTCATAGTAGGGGACGACACGAACCGTGATGCCGCGATGCGAGGCTGTACCGACATTCACCGCGCCTTCGGGCTTCTCAAGCGGCACCATCGCGAGGGCGAAAGCGTTCTTGTGGAAGGCGAAGGACGACGTGTCGATGGCGCTCGCAGCCTGCTTGAACGTTACGACGGCATTGTCAGCCGGCGCGGCGTCCACAGACTGGAACGCGCCAGAGACGATGATCGCCGGTGAGATCGTCAGAGTCGCCGCACCGCCCGCCGTAGCCGTCGCATCCGCCGTCACGACGAACTGCTGCAAGAAGCTCAGCTTCGTCTTGGAGACCGGATTGACCGCATAGACGCCGGCGATGGTGAACACTTCGCCAGCCTTGATCGTGGTGGACACGCCGAGGCCGTCAACCGCGAGTGACTGGGTATAGGTGTTCATCTGCGCGCCAGTATAGGTCACCTGCTGCGCCGCGCCGTTGACAGCGGCCGGCGTGGTGCGCGTTCCGGCCGTCAGAGTCGGCACATTCTGCGACCAGAACGTGTCGAGGCCGGCGATGTTGCCCATGTCGCCTTCGCGGTAGGCTTCACCCGCCAGACGCTCGACATACAGGCCGGACTGCGCGCTTACCAGTGCCTCATGATCGGCTGGCGAAAGAGCGAAATGCCGGTTCCCCTTCGGGAATGACATTTCGTTCATACGCCGAACGCCGGCCATGACCTTGGCGAGCGAGTTGACCGCCGAGCCCGACGTGCCGACCCAGTTCCACGTCTTGAACACGAGACCCATCAGATCGCGATCGATCTTGTCGGCGATCTGGATCATCGCCGGCTTGATCACGCGCGCCGAGAGGTCGCTGATGTTCATCGTCTTCTCGACGGAGGTCATCTCGAAATCAACGCCACCCTGCTGGTCGACAGCAATGGTGGTGTAGCCCTCCGAGATGTCCTGAGACGACGCAACGCGACCGGATCGATACGTGAACTGAGCGGGCTTGCGAATGTTGATCGTCTGCCCGACCTTGTAGCCGTTCACGCTCTTGGAAAAGTCGGTTTCGTAGTCGCGATAGACGCGGCGCGCCATCTGCAATTCATTTTCGAGAAGCACCACGGCGGCGCGCGCGAAAATGGTAGGCGTGACGAGAGTGTTTGCCATAGCCGAAATCCTTTAGGGATGCGATTAGCCGGCCTTCTTCACGTCCCGGAGGAGTCGTTTCGCAAAATCGTCCATCGGCATATCCTCAATGGATTGCGATGGCTTCGCGTTCCCCTTCACCGGAACAACAGGCGGACTAGCCTTGGTTGTCGTTTTCGGTTTCGGGAGGCTGATTGATGCAGAAAGACGCCCGTATTCGACGGCCTGCGCACGCGCAGGCATGCGCGCGAGGTCAGCCATCTTTTGCGGGTTTTTCGAGAGGTAATAGGCGACCAATGGTCCCTTTGCCTCATCGTCGAGAATGAGTTCCGATAGCGAGTCGGGCGGGTTGGCTTCGCCGAACTTGCGGAGCGATTCCTTGATGTCCGGCAGCTTCGCCGCCAGCCCGTCAACCGCTTCCCGAAAGTCCGCGACCCGTTCCTGAATCGCCTCGCGACGAACCAGCTCGGCGCGCTGGGCTTCCTGAACGAGCTGCGGGCGCAGCATCATTTCGGAAACCTGATACGCCGTCGCCGCGCGCTCATAGGCGAGATAATCGTCGGGATAGTCCGCTTCCTTCGGGGGCGGGCCAATCCGCTGGCGAATAACATCGCTCAGAACGTCTCCCGGCTTCGCGTCAGGACGCTGCGGCGCAGACTGCGAACGCAACGCTTCAAGCTCGGCTCGGGCGCGGTCAAGCTGGATGCGTAGGCGCTGCGACCCGGACAGCTTCTTGCCTTTCGGCGCGTCGCCATCGTCGTCGTCATTCTCGACCGGCTCGTCATCGGACTTTGCCGGCGCGTCTTCTGTGTCCTCAACCTCCGCTTCGACGGGTGGCTCTTTCGCCGGTTCCGCCTTCGGATCGTTGCTCGGCTCGTTGTTCAGAAGCGCCGCCAGCTGCTCAACCGACATGCCGCCTTCGTTGGCTTCGACCGTCATCGATTCCCTTTAGGTGTTGCGGCCCTCAGGCCATCATTCACGCGCCAGCGCACGCGCGCCGGCTGCGGAAAGCTCAAATCGCCGGGCGATCGGCCGGCGCTGCATCGCCAACAAAAAAGCCGCCCGGAGGCGGCTCTTGTGGCGACCCGTCCATTTGCGGCGGCGGCCCCGGATCAGGAAGGGCCATCATCGCCTGCACGACCTGCATAATCTGTTCGACCTGCCCGCCTATCGCCATCACGGCCTGCCGCGTTTCGGCGAGCCCCTGGGCGAGTTGTGCCACGTCGTCCTGTTGCGGCTGAGACATGGCCTGTTCGTGCTGCATCAAGCCGGTCGCGCCATCCATTTGCAGCCGCTCGCGCTCGAGCGCCAGCTTCTCGCGCTCCAGTTCGATCTTCGCCATGTCAACCTGGACCTTGGCTTGATCGCGCTGCGCCTCCTGTTGCAACTTCGCCTGCTCAAGCTGCACTTCCGGCGGGGGGCCGGGCGGCTCGATAGGCGGTTCGCCCCGCTCTTCCCGAATCTTGTTCTGGATTTCTGGCGGTAGCGTCTTTTCCAGCCGCTCAGCGATATCGTCCGCGTAGGGCCAATCCTGCATCTTGGCGATGTAGTCAACTATCAACTGCGCGGCCTGCGGCATCGTCTGCATGAACTGGTTCATGCCCTCGCGCGCTTCCTCGCGCTTCGTCGAATAGCTCGGCCCGGACTGGCACACCACGTCATAAACGCCAACAGTCACGTCGTTCAGGACGCGGCCAACAGCCTCGATATCCTCTCCTTCCCCGGCCACTTCGATTTGCTGCGGCTTGTTGATTTCAACGGTCTTCATCTTGCCGTCGATGCCGGCGATGCGAATGACGCGCTCGGCGTCATAGACATGAGGGATGAGGTCGACGACGATGCGGCCGGTATGACGGATGGCGCGGGCGAAATTGTCGATATAGTGATACGTCCCTGTATCAGCCTCGCGCGCCCGCGCGTTGATCGCTTTCCCGCTCGTTTCGTTTGACTGCGCGCCGAGCGCGGCGGGATAGATGCCGCTGATGGCCTGCATATCGGCCGCAGCCCGGTCAATCCCCTCGGCGATGCCCTGCGATGACACAGGAGGCTGCATC